GAATTTCTCTTCCATATTTTATTCTTTCTAGATCACCTGTGCTATATGATATTAATTCTACATTCCAACCTTTGTTCAAATAATTATCTTTTATAAATTCAGAAAAATCTTCAGCGGATTTATTTAATTTTTCATTCCAAATATCGTATGTAAACTTTTTTAAACTTTCTAGTGTTATTTCTTCATTAATATCAGAAACATCAAACCCACCTTGTCCACAAATTTCTTTTACATTATAAACTTCTTTTCCAGAAGGATCACATATTATCTCATCTTCTATTCTACATCCGTCTTGAAGTATTGAAAGTTTTACTTCAAGAAGTGGCTTATATTTATCCAAGGTTCTTTTCATTAATTCACCAAGACTTAACCTAGGGTCACCAACATCGGTTAAGTTTACTAATGAATCAACCCAAGGGCTTATATCAAAAGCAGAAGGACCTGGTATTAAAACAGGATCAACATCATCCCTTTTAGCTAATTTTATAACTTCACAAAGAAATGGTGTTATATTATCTACTGTAAAATTTTTTGGTTTTGATAAATCCGGATATTTTGATATATCAGGCAGTGATGGAATTTCACATGCGTCTGGATTTAATGGTTTACTAAAGTTACTCATAATTAATCAACATCACCTTGATGCTGTTGTATAAAAACATTTTTAAGAAACTCCATTATTGCATCTTTATCTTTGGGGGATTCATATCCCTGTAGAATTACTCTTTCACCATCCATAGTGTAACCTAAAAGAAGAAAACTACTTAAATATTCTTCAATAATACCTTTTAAAATAGTTAAATCTCTAATAACAACAGAATTTTTTCCTTCATTGGACTTCAACCATTTATCCATACTTCTTTTTAATTCAACAGCATTTAATGCATCATATAGTTTATTTTCAATATCATCTATTTTTTGTGGTGAAGATGATAAATTAGGCATTGTTGATTGTATTTGTTTTGGTTTTTTGATACTTTTTTTATTAGGAGGCATGATTAATTTCCTTTGTATGTTGATGATTTGTTATTAATATTAAATTTAATTAAATATTCAACAACAATTTCTATCGATGATGTTTTAATTCTAAAATTTTCAGGGATGTATTGACCTCCATCATAAATTTCAAAAAATTCTTCTCCCAAATAATTTTTATTATTAAAACAAGTTATTATTATTGATGTATTTGTCGGATCAACGACGATAGTCCAATTTCTAGAATCATTTTCATTATAATCTGTATATAACTTATTAGCCACATATCCACTATCCCTTAGTCTTTTAAGAAAATAACTTATTGTTGTTATCTTGGTTTTTGCCATATTGATATAATTATTACAATAATTTCACTTAACAAGTGCTGATGTTATATATTTTACATCAATAAAGTCATCTTCTTTTACATTAAAGACAAAAACCTTGTATTCATTATTTATTTTTACATTTATACTACTATTTTTTGTATAAATTAAATTTTTAAATAATTCTATGCTTATTGGTGTTGGTTGTTTAATTAAATCGCCAATATATTTGTCAGATATTTTAAATTCAACACTATCTTTATTGTATTGTGTTAAATCATTAATTTCTGCATATATAGAACCGCTATTTTCCTTGAAATATATTTTTGAAACGTCTGGTGAGAACGAATAAGCAGACATTATCTTGTTCTGACAAGGTAATGGTATGGAAAACTCTGTATCAAATTTTAAATTTGATATCTTTTTAAGACTAAAAGGCGTTTTTGACATTACACTATCATCAACCAAATGATATTTAAAATGTGTTTTATCAGGAATATCTTTTGTTTGACATTTTAAATAATTCTCATTAATTATTATTTCTATAAATTTAGAATCTAAACAATCCAAACCACATAAAAACCTTTGAATGTCTATAATATTTATTTTATGTGGTTCTTCTTGCTTCTCTGCGAGAAGACCTTTGATATAAAGAATAACTATGTTATCGGATGATGAACTTATTGAATAAATTTGATCATCTTCTATTTTTATCGTGCAACTATCACATAATCTTCCAATAGTTTTTAAAAATCTTTGAAGGAACGACTTTTCAACAGAAATACTTGTCATTTTTGATTTACTTTGTTTATATTCTGAAACACTTTTCCGAACATTCCAGTTAACTTTGCTAGGTTGTTATTAATTTTTTCCAAATTTATATTGATAGTCTTAATATCAACCTCTAAACTATTACAAGAAATAGGGTTATCAGGTGTTTGTATATTGGAAATACTTTGAGGTTGACTGTTTTGGATAGGTGGGATGCTATGAACTTGATAGTTTTGTGAAGGTTGCTCTCTATTAGACGATAGAGTCTGCGTTTGTTTAGCTCCTTTTACAAATTCATGTAAATTTATTCTATCAGCTGGAACATCTGGTCTAGATTCCATCATGGAATCTATGTTTCTCATTTTACTTTTAACCATACCAGCTAAAAGTGCTGCTTCCATTGCTTCTTCTTGTTCAGATATCATTTTATTTTTCTCCGTATTCTATTTTTACCAATGTTTCGTATGTGTTTATACTTTCTTTTTGAGAAAGTTCTACCAAATAATGTTTAATTTGTCTTTCGTTTACATGTTTTTGCAACTTTTCAGATACATTTTTTGCAATTTCTTCTATAAAAAGTGCATTTTCATACATTAATTCTGTCTGATATGCCTCATCTTGTAAATTTGTCATATTATATACAGGACTTGAACATGATTTATCTAATAAAAATATTAAATCGTCTATCCAAAACGATTTTTTAATATTAATATCATCAAATTCTACTCTAAAAAAAGCATTTCCTCTCTGATTATGAGCACCATAATCAGAAATTTCTTTTGAAGCTGGGCAAAGCGATGAATATGGTAAATTTGTTTCTAGAAAATATGTCTTTTTATTCCCTTCTAAACACAAAGTAATAGAAGAATTATACTTATATAAACATTTTTTGTCCGAGACAGGTGTTTTTTTTGTACAAAAGTATGAAAAATCAACCTTTAATTTTAAATTTTGTGTTTCAAACTCTTTTGTAAACCTGTGTTGTACATCATCAAACAACTCATCTATAGTTAAAGGTGTTTTTGATAAAAAATAATCAGATATTTTGTTAAGATTTACACCATTTGTTTTATTATTAAGTGATGTTTCGATCCTTATATGACACGGAGACATATAAGACTCTCCACTCTTGCTTAGTATTTTTACAGGTATGAACAATTCTCCACACCCAACTATAATTGGGTGTGGAGATTGATCAACTACGTTTTTAGAAACGTATAAAATATCATTTTCTTTCTTTTTTTCAGGCATGATATTAAAGATCTTTAAGAATTTCTTCAATTTTAGCATCTGCATCATCAAAATTATCTATTTCTTCTTTAACTTGCTTTTTCTCAACTACTTTTTTCTTCTCAAAGATACCAGCATTTGATTGAATTTCCACCATATTATCATAATTGTTGTCTTCATTATCGGATAATGTGTCTTGAGTATTTTGAGAACCCTTTTCAAGACCTAAAAAGTGGAAATCTAGCAATTCTTTAATCTCTTCATATGTTTTATGATTGAAAATCTTGTCCAAATCCTTAACTTGAGTGTAAATTTCGTCAATATCATCAATTCCATCAAGTTTAGAAGGAGACATGAACTTAGAACTAACATATGTTGGATATCCACCCTCATTTTGTTCAACTTTGATCTTAAAACTGCATCCATTCTCTGATAAATCAAATACTTTTGCACCGAACTCGTCAGATTCATCTCCAGAGATTGCATCAGTGATGATTTTGCTTAATTGTTTACCATATCTAAGGATTTTTACCTTTCCTTCGTTATCTGGATTAGTTGGATCCTTAATAACATAGACATTTGCAAGCCAAGATTCATTTCTTTTGATTGGTCGGGTCTTATCGATCTCTGTTTCGTTCTTTGTACGATAAATTCGTGAACGATATTCTTCAATAGGACATTTTTCGCCGTATGTTGTTGGGCAGAGAAAAGAAATCATGTTGTTTGATACATTACTCTTCCACATGTGGTGATAATAATGGAAAAATGTCCTGTCTGGTGCTTCAATATTCGGAAGAAGCCTAATAACATAGGTTTTCCCTGACTCCATTTTCATAAAATCCTTGAAATTGCTTTCAGTTGGAGCTTTTTTGTTAAGTGCAT